GGCATGCGTAATGAGCTGACTTTCCTGGTGGGTAATGTTTCTTCGGCGGGTGGCGATCTTGAGCAGGCTATTGATGGCTTGATCGGGAAGTGGACTGAGCAAGGAGTGATTACCGAGTCTCAAGCTACTGAATATCGTACGCTTGCCATCGCTATGGTGAAGTCTCGAGATGAGGCAACACAAACAGGACAGCGATGGGAGGCTTTGTCCGAGCTGGGCAGGCGGTTGGGCTTGGCTGCTCACGGTGCTGCGGGTGGTGTACAGACGCTAAACAACGCACTTGGATTTTCGGAGAGTGCAAGCAAGCAACTTGAGCAACTCCAGAGTCGGATCAAGTCACTGCAGGATGGCGGCGATCCGGTAAAGATGACGGCTCGCTGGATCAGCGAGAACAAGGGTCTGAGTGAGGAAGAAAAGGTCGCAATCATGTCCGCTGCTCATGCGGAAAAGACTTTGTTACAGGCGCGGCAGGCGACAGGGGGGGCGACGAAAGGAGCAGTTTCCTCTGCAGATACCCTTCTACAATCCTTGCGTGATCAGGTGGCTGTGTTGGGGATGACTGACGCCCAGTTGCAGCGCTATCGGCTCCAGATGGCCGGTGCTTCGAAGGGGCAGATGGATGAAGTGGAGGCTTTGCAGGCTACGAAAAAAGCCTACGAAGATACGGAGCGAGCAAACAAGCTTTACCAGAAAGCGATGCTGGAGCAAAAAAGCATTGCGGAAGAAAACACCATTTTTCAGACTCAGAAAAACCAAGAGAATGTAGGTTTGGGAATTGGTGAGCGCAGACGTAAGCAATTGGCCGAAGAATATCAAATCAGGGCGGATTTTGAGCGCCGCAGACGCGCGCTGGAGGCCGGCCAGGAGGACGAATCTACACGCCTGGATGAACCGCTTTATCTGCAATCTATTGAGAGTTTGCGATCGGCAGAAGAGGAAAAGCTGGCTATCGTGCGCCGCTCTGTGCAGGAGCGTTCGCTTCTTGAGCAGCACTGGGGATTGGCGATGCAAGAGGCGATGATTAATTATGCCGATAATACGGCTAATGTTTATCAGGCCGTTTCTGGTTTGGTCGGGAATATATTTAAGGGCATGGAAGATGCGCTGTTCCAGTTTGCCATGAAAGGCAAGATGGATTTTTCGAGTCTTGCCGATAGCATTATTGCGGACATGATTCGAATTGCGATTCAGCAGTCAGTGACAGCACCCTTGGCGGGCATGATTGGCAACTTGTTTGGTGGCGGTGTGAACGGGGTGTCTACTGCCAGCGCGATACAGCAAGGCGGTGGTGACGGTATTGGTGCCCTGATTAGTTTGAATGGTTGGGCTTCTGGCGGTTACACCGGAGACGGTGGACGCTATGAACCAGCAGGTATCGTCCACAAGGGTGAAGGCGTTCTGAGTCAAGACGATATGCGTAGTTTGGGGGGACGTTCCGGGTTTGAACGGCTACGTCGCTCCTTACGCGGATATGCGAATGGCGGGACAGTAGGCTATCCAGCTTTGCCATCAGCAACGGCGACTGGCTCCATGCCAGGTCAGGATTTGCAGGTGGTCGTTAATAACTACGGTGGAAACAGAGTTGAGGCCAAGGAAGAGATGAGCACAGGCGCTGATGGCCAGATGCTGCGGCGTGTGGTTATCAGTATTTTGGATGAGCAACTGGGAAGCCCAAGCACTAGCACAGGGCGAGTGTTGCAGAGAGGCTGGGGATTAAGAGCACGATCATAAGGGACAGAAAAGCAGAGTGCGGCCCTTATTGTATTGCTGCGTTTCACAAACATCAGTCCCGTTGGATATTGATCCAGCGGGCTTTTTTTATTTCAGTCTATGAACAAATTACCTGAGTACGTCTCGATCCTGATCGACGGCTTTGGCGAGCGTTTCGATCCTGCCGTCAAGCGAACCGAAATGGATCGTGGTCCTGTGAAACAAGAAATATTGAATTCGCAGGTTTTGGTGGAAACAGAAGCCACTCTTTTTTTTCGTAGCCGAGAGGATACCGTCAAATTTGATAGCTGGTATTTCGACACGATCCGTCGGATTGGCTGGTTTGATATGTATGACCACCGATATCGTTTGACGCGTTCGATGCGGTTCAAAGGTGGGGACATTGGTGCCTTGACGCCGTTGGCGGGCGGGTTTCAGTATGCCCAGCGCCAGGTGACGTTGGAGTACATGCGATGAGTATCAGCAAGGAATTTCGTCGTAATCGACAAAGACTCACCGATCCAGATGGAGTGGTGTTGCTGGTAGAGATTACGCATTCGTCTTTCTCTGCGCCGTTTCGGCTGGCCAACGATACCAAGGCTTGGACCAGTCGTGGTGTGACATACGTGGGCTACCCATTTCGTTTTACCCTGCCTGATTCCGGCGAGGGGGAAAGTCCAAAGATGGTGCTGGAGATGGATAACACGGGCGGTGATATTTTGCGCGAGTTGGAATCCATCAGAGAGCCAGGTGAAGAGGTGTGGTGCAGCATCATCATGATTGACCGCTCCATGCCGGATATTCACACCATGAAGTTGAGTTTGCCTATCTCTGTCGTGGCGGTTGATAGCTCCAGCATCATGGCAAAGCCGTCGATGGACTCGATTTTGAATCGCTCCGCAGTCACGTTGCGTTACGACAAGCGTACAGCGCCCGGGATTTTCCAATGATTAAAGCGCTTGATAGGTTTGTCGGGCGGCCACATTGTGCTGATCAGTACGACTGTGCTGATTTGGCGGTGGAGGTAGCGCGGGAAGTATTTGCTCGTGACGTTGCATTGCCCACTGCCAGGCCCCGTCCGCAAGGGCAGCGTGGTCAGGCTGTGGCGATCCGGGCCATGGCTGATGAGTTGGCCTTTGAGGTTACTGAACCTGTCGATGGTGATTTGGTGCTGATGCAAAGTGCAGGGCAAGAGCTGCCTGGACATATTGGGACTTACTTTTTTGTGAATCACCAAGCGCATGTGCTGCATACATCAGTGGCCTTGGGGTATGCGAGCTTGCATAAATTGAGGGCCTTGCCGGCATTCAATTTGCGGGTGGTCGGATTTTATAGATGGAAGGATCAGGATGAGCAAAATTGATTCAGGGCGGTTGGTTGTTACGCCGCACCCACTGACCCTGGAGGGGCAGACAAATACTCCGGCAGATCTGAAGGCAGGCGAAAGCCTGCTTTCTTTTTTGGAGCGCCACGTTCCGAATCTGCATGCCTGCAAATATGCTGTGTCCATCAATGGGTGCCCCATTGCGCCCGAGGAATGGGCGCAGGAAAAGCCCACGCATGGCTCGGTCATTTCGGTACGTTCCGTTGTGGAGAAGCAGGCCTTGCAACTGGTGGCGATCGCCGCTTTAGCCTATTTCACGATGGGCGCAGGGGCGGCCTGGATTGGTACAACATTTGGTGTTGGTAGCACAGTTGCATCTGTAATTGGCGGAGCCATGTTCCTGGGTGGCTCCCTGCTGATCAATAAGGTCCTGGCGCCTTCAATACCTAATATGGGTACCGTGGATGTTGGGCGCGACCCGGTCTTTAACATTGCGCCAGGTAGTAATTCAGCACGGCAGCATGAGGCTTTGCCGCTGTTGCTGGGCGAGCTGCAGTATGCGCCGGATTACGCAAGTCTGCCGTATACCTGGTATGAAGGTAACGAGCAGATCATGGGGGCAATCTTCAATGCTGGCCTTAACGTTGATCGTTTTGAAGGTGCATTGCTGAATGGAAATACTGATCTGGACGTGTACCAAGAGGTAGAGGTGTGGACGCGTGGCTTTGCCGGAATGCCGGAGCAGGCGATTCCCTTGTTCACGAATCCCGATGTCACGGACGGCGGTGAGCTGGAAGGCAGTGGCGAATGGGTGACTCGCACCACTTCTTTAGATACAACACTGATCCAGTGCGACTTTGAAATCCAGCTCTACGGGCAGGGAAACAAAGGCATGGAAGGTCGTGAGTTACGGCTGGAAGGGCGTTACCGTCAGGTGGGTGCCAGTGAGTGGACAACGATCAGTCCTGTACGTTTAGAGAACCGAACGGTAAAACCTTTGCGTCGTACCGAGGCTTTTTCCGTGAACAGGGGGCAGTACGAAGTTGCCTGGCGCAATGTTAGCGGTAGTACCAGCAATGATGCCAAGACCGTCCGTAACGTGACATGGGCTCAGCTGAAAAGTATCCGGCCTGACAATGGCGATTACGTTGGACAGTCTCGCATTGGTATCAAGGTCAAGGCGACGGGCCAGCTCAACGGCAGCCTGAAAGAGATTAAAGGTCGCTTTGTTGCTCGTGCCATGCCTATCTGGAAAGGCAATGCGTGGGCTCAAGCTACAACTGCCAATAACGGTTTATCGAATCCTGGAGCACAGATTTTGATGCTGGCTCGGGGTATCTACGCCTCGGATCCTGAGGTGGCTGGTGGCCGCCGCTTGGTAGCCGGCATGGGTTTACCGGACGACCAGATTGATATCGAGGGCTTGAAGGCATTCATGTTGCATTGTGAGGCCAATGGCCTTCGACATGACGCGTTGATCAGCGATGATCGGAGCAATTTGGATCTGCTCAATCAAGTGGCTCGGTGTGGCTTGGCTTCGTTCGGGTTTTTTAACGGTAAGTGGGGGGTAGTTTGGGCTTGGGATAACCAGCCGCTGGACGGGGTGGTCAATATGGCCACTATTAAAAAGTCTACGTTTCAGGTCAGTTATGAGCTGGCCAGTGCTGCTGATGGCATTGTTTACACGTATTTGAATCGTGAAACCTGGGAGCAGGATTCGATTTATGTGTACGCCCCAGGAAAAACGACCATGCTCAATCCTGTCCGTCTCACGGGGGAGGGGGTTACGACCGCAGCACATGCAGCGGTTATGGCACGCTATCACTTAGGGCAGTCCTTGTATCAGTTCAAAGATATTCAGTACGAAACAGATCTGGAACACCTTGATTATCAGCGGATGTCTGTGTTGGCCATTAG